ACGGACACGTTGCTGACCTGAGTGAAATTGCTTGTCAGCGTGATATACGCGCAGGCGGTGACAATACGGCCGACACGAACCAGAGTGATATACCTGTCGGAATACGGCATCCTGACTTGGCCCGTGACAGGGGTTAGGGAAAGCTATCGTTTCCAGGTTGCCAGCCAGTACAGCCGGACCGGTTGCGCTCTGCCCCAGGCATGGCTGCGGTCGTCTCGCAGACGCGCCTGAAAATCGCTGTCGCCGACGGACCAAATCAGTGGCGTGAAATTGTTCGTCACCGAGTCGTTGTTGTTTGGCGCGTAGGTGACGAACACGGCAAACGGTGCTGTGGAATGCCTGCCCCATTTGATCGATACGGCACCGTTCACGCTGGTCGAACCAATGAACATACCGGACTCAATATCAGGCATCTGGGTTAGGGAATCCCACACGTCGCTCATCGGCCTCAAAACATTAAACAAGGGGACCGGTGTGCCGATGGTGATGCCGTCCAACGGGATGCGATACAGGGGCATGTCGTAGGTGGTGCCCCCGTCCAACGGGCTGGTGGTGTTCAACGTTGGGTCGGTGGGCGTGCCCGTGGTTGGCGTGCCCCTGACCACCACCAGTTCCGCGCTCTCAACCGACTGCGAGCCCTTCGTGTACCGGCATACGATCAGATCGTTGCGTTTCTGCCCCTGACTGCCGTTGGTGACGATCAGGTCCTCGGGCGTGCCCTGGCTGACGTGACGCCCCTGCATGACCAGCTCGCCCGTACCGACGGTCACCTTGTTCGCGGAGACGACGGTGATTTCGAACTTGTCGTGCACGTCGAGCACGTAGTCGTCCAGGCCGAGGATTCCGGCGTTCAATCCTGCGGCCTGTTCGGCGGTGGCGTGAGCCTTGTTCGCATGTCCGGTGACGAGTTCAGCCATTCTGCTTGCCTCCGTTCTGCATCCAACTGTCGAAGCTGTTATCAAAGTCCTTGAGCTTGTTCACATAGTCCGCGTAATCCTGATCGCAAAACAGGTAGTCGTGGACCGTGCCGGAGGAGTCCAACCGGTTGACGTTGTACCACGTCTTGATATCCGGATCGTCCAAGTCCTTGTACCATTTGTTTCTGCCGCAACGGTCGCATTGCATGACCGTCGCATTGTCGATACGCGCCATAATCGGCTCCTTACTGTTTATTCGGCCTCATAATCGACGGACATCACGCCGCCCGAGACCTTGACGATTTTCTTGCTGATAGTCGCGTTGACGGTGATGCCGGTGAGATTATCCCTTGCGGTCACGGTGTCGCCCACGTCGAACACGATGCCCGAATCCTCATGCACGGTGACCTTCACCTCACCCTCGGACTGCAGATCCTGTAGTTTCTCACAGGTCTTCTGGTTCAGTTCGGCGGTTTCGGCGTTGCTGTAGTCGTAGACCTGCGTTATCTCGTCCACGCCCCTGAGCGACTGGGTCTGGCTGACGTTGCCTTTCGCGTCCGCATACCAGTGGACGACCACGCGGGCCGCCAAATCGCCCTTGCCCAGGCCGATGAGATGGTTCGGTTTCCTCCACGTGCGGGTCGCGTCGAAATCGATAAGGTCGCTGTCAATCGAGTCGCCGTAATGCGCGACAGGCTCAGCCCAGATGTTGACCCGGCCGGACGCATAGGCAAGCCTGAGTTTCAGTCCGTTGGCCGCGCACATCCTCCGCAAACCCGTATAGCAGTCCGTGTAGCGGTCGAACCGGTATTGTTTGATGGTTGGGTCGTCACTGCCGTCAGGCGGTACAACCGCGTCGAACACCGAATCCAACCCGACACGGCTGATGAGCGAGCCGATGACCGAACTCGCCGTGCCGCTCACGGTGAGATAATCCTTGCCCCTATCCGGCTCGAGGATTTTGTTCGCGAGCACGCCATGCCACGTGCGGCCCGAGTAGGTGAGGGTGCTGACGCCGGACGTGAGCTGGTCTTCCATCGCATCGACCACGCCACCGCATTCGCTGCCGTCGATGTAGATATAGGCACCCGCGTCGATGGTGGACGCGCCGCTCATGACAAGTTCGAAATCATTTTCCTCCTTGCCCCACGCGCAATCCAGAGTGTAGTCGACGGCGGAACGGACATCGACGTGATTGGAGTCGGTGATAATCAGGTCCACCATGACGGCGTGCTCCTCTCCTGGATCACGGTCAGGTCAAAGCCGAAGCCGTTCCACTGCACCTGGTGTTCTCCGGCCGGCAACGGCTGGAAAATATAAGTGCCGCCGTTGATGCCGCTGCCTCGTTCGCCCTTGTCGAACACGTTCGTGGTGTCGCCGTTTTCTGCGGTCATGACGATGCTTCGTTGTCCCTCCACGCTGTTGACGGTCACATACGAGCCCGAGGGGATGTCCATATGCAATTCATACCGGTTGACGCCGATGATGATGGCTGGCTGTGAGACCGGCCCGTAGACCACCAGTTCGAACGGCATCGGCGAGACGGCATCGTTAGCGACCGTCGCGTTTCGTGTCGTCGGCAGGTAGTCGTGAGGGTAATCGTGGGGGTAATCAAGGTCGAGGCCCGGTTGCAGGGCATCCGGCCAGAAATGCTGCACGTCGTCGCGCTTGTGCCACAGGCCGTCAAGCAATGCGACCGTGAGCGCGTACTTCGCGGGGCCGGGCGGATCATAGGATGGTTCGATGCCGGTGATGAGCGCGGTCTGCGACCAGCCGTCCACGGTGAGCAGGCCGGCGTCGTCCTTGCTGCGGGATGACGCCACGGCCTTGACGTCCGCGTCGAATATTTCGCTCGCCACGTCCAGCACGTTGAGGTCGGCGCATGTGGCCTCCAATTGGACGCTTGACGCGTTGAGGGAGGCGGAGTCAATGCCGTGCGCGGCCAACTCCACCTCCCATGCGTGTGTGCGCAGGCTCTCGATGCGTTTGACCATGAGACCGGCCGGGTCGATGAGATCAACGGCCCCAGCCGAAACGGCGCGGCTTGATCCTCCGCCTCGCCGGTAGGTCATCGACTGCATGACTGTCCTCCTGTTTTAGACGAGACCAAGCCTGCGCTTCTCTTCGCGGATGGTCATGGATGGCGTGTACTTGGCGATGGTCGGCCCCAAATCACCGTGCAATGCCTGCAGGTCGGAGCGCAGGCCGCGAAGCTCCACAAGCATCGACGCGAGGTCTGCGAGCCCATTCCCGGTTTCAGGCAATGGGGCGGAGCCCTCCACACCAATGGCGGAGCGCAACGTCATCGGCTGGAATGCCGACTGTGCGGCGGCCGTGACACCCTGCATCCGCTTCGCGATGTCACGCTGCAATGCGGGGGTGGCCTTGTCAATGCCCTCGCTGATGCCGGGCGGGATGTAGCGGCCGACTTCGTCGCGGAACACGCGGGACGGCGAATGGATGCCGAGCGCTTCCTTCGCCTTATCGACCAGTCCGGAAAGCGCGCCCTTGATCTTGTCGTACAATCCGCCGATGGCACCGCTGATGCCGTTCCACAGACCACTGATGAGCTGCGAGCCGGCGTTTTTGAGCAGCGAGCCAGCTCCGGCGAACACGCCCTTGATGGCGCTCACGATGCCCGACACCAAGCCGCCGACCGCTCCGGCCGCGTTGGAAAGAATCGATTTGAAACTGTTCCAAGCTCCCGACCAGTTGCCGTTGATGAGGTTGGTGACCATGCTGATGACACCGGAAATAACGCCGACCACGCCCTGGATTACGCCTTGTATGCCGTCGATGACACCCGACACATATGGGAGCATCGCCTGCACCGCAGGCAACAACGTACCGGTGATGAATCCGATGATTGCGCTCACTACCGAGCCGACCACGCTGATGATGCTCTGGATGACCGGCATCAGCTGTTGGATGATGCCTGTGATGCCCGAGACCGCATCGGTTATGACTGGCACGAGCTGTTGGATGAGCGGCGTGATGGCGGTGACCAGCTGGCTAACGAAATCCATGACCTGCTGGATTACCGGGACGAGCGCGGAGGCGAGCTGGCTGATGACTTGGCCTATCATCGACACGATCTGCGAGGCGACCGGCAGCAGCGCGGCGATGATGTCCGCCAACGGTGGCAGCAGGCTGGACACGAGCTGGCCGATGAGCGGCATGAGCGAGCTGAGCGCGTTCATGAGCGGTTCGATGATCGTCGGGATGAGCGGTGCCAGCGACTGGAGTATGTCGCCGAACACTGGGATGAGCTCCGCGACAGAAGCGGTGATCACCGGCATGACCTGTTTGAACATGTCCTGCAGGCTTTTGCCGAACGCATCGAACGTCGGCTTCATTCCCGCGATCGTGTTCTTGAACAGGTTGAACGCGCCGGTGACCTGCGTGCCGAAGGCGTTGCGCAGTTCCGGCACCGTGGCGATGAGCGTGCCCAACGCTGCGACGACGATGCCGATGGGTCCGCCCAACGCGCTCAACGGGCCGGACAATCCGCCGAGCACCCCGCCGAGCAACGGAATCTTGGACAGCAATGGTGCGATGCCGCCTGCTCCGAGGGCCATGAATGCAGCTATCAGAGGGGCGATGGCGCTCTGCACGGGTTTGAATATCTCGCCGAGCCCGTTGAATACGCTGCCGATGGCGTTGATCGCGTTCTGGAACGGTTCAGGCAGGAGCGTCACCAGATCCGAGAACAGGCTCGGGATGGCTTTGACGACGCTCTGGGCGATGACCTTCACGCGGGGCAGGATGTTCTTCAACGCAGTGCCGATGGAGTCGGCGAGCTGCTGGCTGAGAGCGCCCATGTCGGCGTTCTCGTTGCCCAGTCCGGCGAGCCAGTTCTGCCATGCGGCCTTCATCGAGTTCACGGACCCCTCGATGGTGGTCGCCGCCTCCTTGGCGGTCGTGCCGCTGACGCCGAGGCTCTTCTGCACTCGGCTGATGGCCTCGGTCACGTCGGCGAACGAATCGATGGAAAGGTCGTTGCCTTCCTTCATCACGCCCGGCAGCTTGTTCGCGTCGGCGATGAGCCGCTGCATTTCCGTCTTGGTGCCGCCGTAGCCGAGCTTGAGGTTGTCCAGCATCGCGTAATTGCCGCGAGCAAGCGACTGATACGTCTGTTGGATGGTCTGGATGTCGGTGCCCATCTTGTTGGCGTTGTCCGACATGTCGATGATGGCCTGATTGCCCATCTCTGCGGCCTTGGCGGTGTCCCCGCCAAGCGAACTGACCAACGAGGCCGCGAAGCTCGTGACCTGGTTCATATAGTCGTTCGCGCCGACGCCGGCCGTCTTGTACGCTTCGGCCGCGTACTTCTGCACAGTGCCGGAAGCGCCCTTGAACAGGGTGTCGACGCCGCCGACCGCCTGCTCCCACGTGGCATACGCGCCCAACGCCTGCTTGCCGGTGGCCACCAGCGTGCCGCCGATGGCTGCCACACCTGCTCCGATGGCGGCGACCGCTCCCGTGGCGAGGCCCTTGATATGGGCGACCGCGTTTTGGGCGAGGTTTTTGAACGAGTTGCCTGCGCTGGAGGCGAGGTTGCCGAGCGTGCTGCCGATTGCCCCGGCGGCGGTCTGTGCTCCGGCTGGGAGTTTGGACCATACGGCTCCGGCGGCGGTGGCGATGTTGCCGAAGTAGTTCTTGGCTACGTTGGCTACCGGTGCGAGTTTCTGCCCTACTTTTCCTGCGGCATCTCCGATGGCGGAGCCGATTTTGCCGCCGAATGAGCGGATGGGTGCGGTCCAAGTAGCGACTGCCGTTTTGATGGTGTTGCCGGTTCTGCTTCCCCAGTCGCGAATCGGTTGCGTCCATGCGGTGATTGCCGCGCCGATTGGTTTGGCGATGCCTGACACGGTGGCTGCGATGCTGCCGCCCCAGCCTTTGAGGGTTTGCTGGGCGGCGCTGATGGCTCCCTTGAGTCCGGTTTGGATTTTCGCGCCGACCTGCACGGCGAAACCGCTCAATGAGGATACGGCCTTGTTCGCGAATCCGGCTATCTTGGAGCCGAGCGGTTTCCAAATGGCGTCTACGCCGAGCAGGCTACGCACGAGGCTGCCGAGCGCTCCAGAGAGTCCGGTGAAGGTGGATTGGCCCCGGCTGATGCTCGAGAATCCAGCCGAGAACGAGCTTGCCATCGTCTTCATGGAACCGGATACGGTGTTGGTGCCCTTGGCGAGTTCGTCCTCGGCGGCCTTGAGCGCCTTCTTCGCGTCCGCGAGCCGTTCGGCGGCGTCGTTGGACTTGTCGAGAGCGGTGGCCTGACGCAACTGGGCTTTTTCGAGATTGATGGAGGCGGTCTGCGCCTGAGTCGAATCCGACCCGTATCTGGCGATGGCCGAGTTGAGCCTCTCCTGCGCCTGCTGCGCGTTGACCGTGGCCTGACGGTAGTTCAGGAGCGCGGCGCTGGCCTTGGAGGACGCCTGCGCCGCGTCACGCTTCAACGGTTTCAGCACATCGTCGGCGACGCCCCGGGCACTCGAACCGAATGCCTTTTTGAAGCTGCCGCCGAACGATTTGCCGATTTTCGAACCGTTGCCGAACGCCTGGGAGAAACGGTTGGAACCGGACTTGCCGGCCCCCCGCATCTCCTTGTCGACCGCGCTGCGGAAGCCCTTCATCGAGGGGAATATCGACACGTGGCCGGTTCCCACTTCCGATCCGAAAGCCATAAGGCGACTCCCCTCTTAGTTGATGGTTGTTTATCCGAAGAGCTTGCTCATATGCGTTTCGGCCTCGTGGATCTCCTCGGCGGTGGGCTCGTCCGTTTCGGGCTCGCCGTCCACGTCGCCGAGCAGCGTGGAAGCGCCGAGGAACTGCAATACGGTGATGTCGGTGGCGCTCATGGGGAACATGAGGCCGATGAGCGAGGCTCCCGTGTAGGAGGACGGGTCGCCGCACAGCGCCGTGTACAGGTCGATGGCGTCACGGTAGGGGAGACGCCGGCCGAGATCGTGTTCGATGCTCCACCCGAATCGGGCGAAGTCCGCTCGGACCTTTACTCCGTCATCGGAGTTGAGGATTCGGCAGAAGTCGGCGATTTTCCCAGTTCGACGCCCTGTGATTTGGCGAGCGTCTCCCCGTAGTCCTGGATGAGGTTGAACGCGACCTGCATGGGCTCCCTTTCGAGCTGCTTGGCCTGCTCGTCTCCGGCGAACACGGTGAGGATGCGTTTGACCTGGTCGAGGCTGTCGGTGTCGGTGGAAGCGCCGGACAGGGCCTCGAAGTCGGCGATGGAAAGATAGAGAGGCAGCTTGTAGACGGTGCCGCCGGGTGCCAGCGCCCAGTATTCGTTGTCCTTGATGATGTGGCGCACCTTGATCTGCTTGGCGACCTCGGCGAGGGCCTCGGTCTCCTTGGTCTCGTCCCAATCATCGAATTCGGCGATCGAGGGTGCCATATTCTGCTGCGTTGCCATGATGGTTTCTCCTGTCATACGTGTTTCTCCCGTCGTTGGTGTTAGGCTCCCCGCATGCCGACAGGAGAGAGGTCATGCGGGGAAGAGTGCTGATGTTAGACCGCCGCGTAGGACTGCAGGTAGCGGCTGTTGCCGCCGTCCACGGCGGGATCGAGCTGCCATGTGGCGGTCAGCGAGAGGCCGGACACCTCGCCGCGCGTATCCTGCGCCGGCTCGTTGCCGGTGATCTGGATGACGCCGAGACGACGGCGTTTGCGGCCGGACTTGTAGATGGTCTCCTGATAGGCGAACCATTTGGTGTCCTGGATGATGTCCTTGACGTGGTAGACGCCGGTTTCATCGGGCTTTCCGATGGTCATGAGGCGGGTGAGGTCGTTGTCCTCGGCGGCGGTGAACGCGAGCGTCAGCGTCGGGTCGGCGTTGAGCGTGTAGCCCGGCTGGTGGAATTCGGTGGCGTCGTCGCCGTCGCGGGAGTCCTGCGGTGCTCCGTCGCTGGTGATGAGGCCAACTGTGGAGGAGGAGGAGCCGAACACGTCGCCGAGTTCGGTGATCGGGTCCGCCACGCTGGGCGCGATCTGCGAGGCGGTCAGCGTCTTGCCTGACACATAGGGGGCGACGATGATCTTCGACGTGAGTACGTTCTTGACGGCATTAAGGTCGTTGCCCTGGTTGTCTGCTGTCATTCCATGTCCTTTCAAACGAAAAGGCCCTACACATTGTGTAGGGCCTAGGAAAACGGTTAAGGGATTGGTTAGTGTTCGCCGACCGTCGAATATTCGACGATCAGGTAGTAGTGCGCGGTGTCGGAATCGTCGGACACCGGGTATGGGCCGTTGCACGAGGAATCATCCACGGAAACGATTGGCGAGCCCTTGGCGAGGGCGATGGCCGGATGTTCGGTGAGCGTCGCGTAGACGCGACGGGCGAGAGTCTTGCACGGCTTCTCGTCCTGACGGCTCCATCCGTACACGTTCACGCCAATCGAACGGTCGAAATGGCCGAGCCCGTCCGCGTTGCCGCCATCGTCCCGGACGGTGACGAGCGGATACGCGCCCTGATAGTCGGGAGGCTTCTTGCTGCCCACCTGCAAACCATCCACATCGGTGATATGAGTGCGCAGGTAATCACAGAGGAAAGCCTCCATGTCGGGAGGCAGTATCAATGTCATGTCTTCGCCGCCTTCAACGCCTTGCGGAGATTGCCGGTCTTGGATTCGACCAGCATGGTCTTCGGATCATGGCCGACCACCATGAAGGTGGTGCGGTGAGCGCGTTGGACGGCCTCGACCTGCAGGCCGTCGCGGTAGGCTCCCGTATCCACGGGCGCGTTGGCCTTGGCCACGCCGAGCGCCTTCTCGGCGGCACCTCGGGTCAGGGCCCTGACGCCGGCCGAGTTGAGCATCTGGTCGAAGAACGAGTCGTTGAAATGCACTTTGATCTGTCCGCTTCCGGCCATCGGCTACCCCTTCCACTCGGTGAGCTGGACTTCCAGCGTGGGCTGCCAGCCGGTGAACGCGTTCACGTCACGGCTGGGGAAGCCGGACACCTCCCACATGCGGCCGTCCGCCGGTTCGGGTCGGATACGGTCACCAAGCCGGATATCCGCATTCGGGTCGGCGACGGTGAGCACCGCCGTGGAGGTGGTCTGCACGTCCAACACATCGGGCGTGCGAGTCGAAGTGCTCGATGCCAGGGCACCATGCACTTCCAATTCGACAGGATGCTTCCAATCCTCCGTGGTCTGCGCGGGATTGTACGGGTCGGCTTTACGCGAGGCGCGCAGCCGCACGAACCGTGTGGCCGCAGGCAGGCCGGAGGCATTGATGTCATCGATGATGCTCACGGCAGCGCTCCTAGCTTGTACCGGTCGAGTTTCGCCAGCTCGTCGGCCATCAACGACACGTTGTAGGTGACGCTGCTGCCGTTGACCGACTGGGATTGGATGACGCCGGCGGAGGCCATGCTCGCACGCTTCGCGGCGTTGATGAGCACGCCCATCACGTCCGGCACCTCATCCGGCGTATAGCCGGCGTGGATGCGGTAGCGTATCGCGGCCACGCCGGCCGGGAAAACGCCGGCGGTGCATTCTACCAAACCCGTGGTGGGGTCGTAGGCGTAGTGCAGCCGGTTGCCGGCGCTGTCGGTCAGCTCGTCGACGGAGGTGACATGGCGTGCGGGGAGACGAATCACCTTGCCTCCCCGCGAATTGGCTACGCCCGACAGTTCGATGTTCGGCGTGATATGCCAGCCGCACGTGCGGCGGATGGCCGCCTGCGCCGCCTTCAGCCAGAACTCGCCGTCAGCGTCGAAGCCTGACGGGTCGGTGATGATGTCGGGAATGGTTTCATCGGCCATCGTTCGCCTCCAGTCGATTCACGTTAGGCCACGGTGAAGGCGTGCGACTTGTCGTCGGTGCCGACCCAAGTGCCGCCGGTGATGGCATTGTCGGAGTTCTTGGTCAGGGAAATCGACTTCACGCCCACGCCGGCGGCACCGGGAGCACCATTCTTGCCGGCTGGCCCCGGATCGCCATTGCCGCCTTTCGCGCCGGCCGGAATGCCAAGCGTGAGCACGCCATCCGCGAGCGTCGCGGTGGGAGCCGCGCCGGCGGCGAGGGCCACGGCCGTCACCGAGGTGATGGCCGCACCGTTCGCCTTGGTCAGGTCGATGGGATTGCCGGCGGCGTCGACCACGACCACCGGCTGCGGATACGTGCTGCCATCACCGGTATCGACCCCGGTCTGCAGCACCTTGGTTGCGTCACTCATCGGCGGTCACCTCACTTGGCCTTCTTGCCGAGGGCGACGGACACGAACGCCTTCGGGTACTTGACCTGCAGGCCGAGGCGTTCGCGCACGCGGAACGTGATGAGATCGTTCGTGAAATCATCGGAATGCGAGTTGGTGGACTCGGCGCGCAGACCGCCCTTACGGATGACCGCGCCGCCGAGCTTGAACGCGCCGACCAGAGCGGTGCCCTGGGCGATGGCCTCGGTGACCACGGTCTTGAGGCCCCACAGCGGCGGATCCTGCATGATGGTGCCGTTGCCGTACTGGCCGTTGAAGTAGCCGCCGCCGTAGTACTGGCCGTTCGCGTCCTTGGAGAGGCGAATGGCCTCGTAGTCGGCGGGGTTGATGACCAGCGCGTCCGCGCGGAAACCGGTGGCCAGCGCGATCTTGGTGCGGGCCTTGAAGATGCGGTCCGGGTCGGAGTCGGTGTCCTGCACCATCTTCTGGATGTCGCGGGAGAGCAGACCCTTGATGTTCGCATCGGAGCCGTTGCCGGACAGCAGCTGGGTCTCTTCCAGCAGCTGCAGGTTGTAGCGGGCGTGGTTGTTGATTTCGGAGACGATGTAGGAGAGGTCTTCGGCCATGTTGTCGGTGACCTTCCACCAGGCGGCGACCTCCTTGAGGCTGTCGGACTCCCAGCGGGGGGCCGGCAGATGGGTCTGCGGCTTGGCACCGCCCTCGCCCACGGTTCCAGCGCCGCCCTCGAGCGCGCCATAGACGGGGTATTCCACGGTGTTGGCGTTGCCGCTCAGGGTGACGGAGCCGAACAGGTCGGCGACCACGAGCGGACGCTCGTAAGGCCACACGCCGTTCATGTCGATCTGGGTGACGACCGGCTGGTATCCGGTGCCAGCCGTGCCGGTGCCCGCCACGTGCATGTCGGTCGCGGCCTTGAACTCGCTGGAAGCGAACGGGTGCGCCTTGGTGCCGATGACGGTCATGCCGGCCTTCTTCAGCTCCTGCGCGTACAAGTCGCCCAGCGTCTTGGCGGCGGGAGCCGTCTTGGCCTCGGGCTTCACATCGTCCACGTTCAGGTCGTTCACGCCCTTGAACAGGTCGACGCGCTCCTGAAGACGCTTGGCCTCCTCGAAGCGGTTCTTCAGTTCGGTCGCCTCATCATCGGTGAGGTTCTCCATGCCCTTGTCGTACAGGGCCTTGACCGCCTTCTTCTCGGCGGCCAGCTTCTCCATGTAACCCATGGATCATCCTTTCTATTGGTTGTTTGCCAGCGAGAGGAAGTCGCTGATTTCCTTGGCCCACTGCGGGTCAAAACTCTTTTTCGCCTTGCCGTCGTCCGGCTCGGGCTTGTCCGAATCGTCCGGCGTATCGTCGTCCGGCTCGTCATCGGGTTTGGAATCGTCCGGCTCGTCGTCGGGGGTTTCGGTGATGGAATCAAGCAGTTCGCCCAATGCCTCGTAGGCCGTGCGAATCTTGTCCTCGTTCGCCTTGCTTATGGCCCGGCCGGCCTTGACCTCGAGCACCTCGGCCCCCTGATTGGCGGCGACCTGCACGAGACTGATCTCAAATAGTTTGAGCTGGCGAATCTCCCGGTAGCCGTCCCAAGGGCTCTTCGCCTCCTCGCTTTCGACCCACGCGGTCTTCTCGGCGATGAAACCGATGCTCATCTGGTGGATGAGGCCACGCTTGAGCAGGTCGTAGGCTCGCTTGCCATCCGCGATGTCGGTGTCGAGCTTCGCGGTGATGAGCAGGCCATGCTCGTCCTCCACGGCGCTCAACGTCTCCCCGATCACATCGTTCGGAGAGCTGTCCTTGTGCTGCCAGTGAATCGGAATGCCCGCGCCGCCCGCCTTGAAGTCAGCGGATAAGGTCTGCTCGAAGGCACCCTTGACGATCACATCGTCGTACAGGTCTTTCTCCCACGTGCTCGCGTAGCCGGAGAACACTCCTCCGCCGCTGTTGTCGGTGGCCTTGAGCTCCTTGAGCTCGTAGCCGAGATAATCAAGACTCATCTGAGGTTTCTCCCTTCGTCATCGAGTCCCATGACGCGCGGAAACCGGCGTCATACGTGTAGAGGCGTTTGAATTCGGCGAGCATCTGCTTGCCGTTCGGACTCGCGCCCTGCTGCGCGTTCTGCGTCTGTCCGCCGTCCTGCGGGCTGGGCTGACCGCCCTCGCTCACGTTGAGCGGGGTTATCAACTGGTCGCCGCCCGGCAGTTTCGGCCGGTCGAGCAGTTCGCGCGCCTCGTCTGTGGTCATGAACGGACGGCCGGTGGCGGTGGAGAGCGCCTGATACTGGGTCTCCATCGTGCCGCGCAGCTTCGCGTCCAAATTCGCCTTGATGTAGCAGTCCGGTTCGCCCACCGCCTCGGGCAGCGTGAGGTTCAACGCCTCCTCGAACGCCACCAGATACGGCAGCAATTCCACGTTCCACAGCTTTTCCTTGTATGCGGCGATGTTGCTGTTGGTGCCGGTGCGGAAGCCGATGTTTTCTGGGCTGATTTGGAATGCGAGGCACACCTGTTCGTTGATTTTTTCGCGTGCCTCCAAGTCGGCCATGTCCACCGGTTTGAACAGGTTGTCGACGGTGCGGATCTCCATGCCGTCTTTGAATACAGGCCATGTGCCGGCCATGCCGCCGCCTGCAACGTAGTTGCGCAGGCCTTGGGTGAAGTCGTCGTAGTCGGCCTGTGATTCCCAGGGCATTTCCTTGGGCCGGTACACGTAGGCGGGTATCTGGTAGCCGTTTTCGGCTATCGATTTGCGGTATTTCGCCATCGCCCTTGCCTCCGCGAGCAGGGGGCGCAGCACGTCGGTGATCGGGTCGCCGAGGTTCAGGCCGTCGATGTAGCCGATGTCGAGCACGATTCGCGGATCCGGCAGCCGATAGGTGCCGCCATTGTTCTCGGCGACGCTGCTGATGGTCACGCTTGTCAGTTCGCCGAAACCGTTCGCCGTGAGACTGTATCCGTCCGGGGGGATGCGGCGCAGCGTATTCCCGTCGCCCGCACGATTGCTGCCGAGCGTGCACAGCCACTTGTCTTCGAGCAGCATGTCGCGGATGAGAGTCGCGTAAAACCTGTAGCGGCTCATGCCCGGCAATTCGCTCGGATGGCGGATGAGCTTGGCCAGTGCGCCGTCGCGCACCTCTTCCGCGTCGCCGTCCGCGTTCTTCCGATACACCTTGAGCGGCAGGGAGGCGAGTTGGCGGCTGATGAAGTCCACGACAACGCGGACCGCGTATTCGCGGCAGTACATGCCGTTTGCGTAACCGGCGAATTCGGCGTCGGTGGGCCAGCTGATGGCCTCGGGCATCGAATCCTTGATGGTCGGTGTCTCCGGTTCAGCGTTCTTCATCGCCAGCACGGCCGGGCCGTGCAGCAGATTATTCAGAAATCCCATCCACGGCTCCTTCGGAAGATGGCTAGAATGTGACTCGCACGTTGTGCGAGGGCTCGTATTTCGGTTTCTCGGGCTCGCCGCTCATCGTCTCGAGCGCGTACAAGGCCTGACTTTCGGCGATGAGGCCGGAAATGTGCATCGCGCTCTGGTTCCGGTCCCACACCTCGACCTCACCCAATCGGCGGGTCACGGCGACGTTCACCTGTTGTTCGATGGCCGGCTGGGGGAGGTGCCGGAGCTTGTTTTCCTTCACCCGGTCGCGGAAACGGCCGGTCGCGGCTCCCAAGCGGAAGCCCTCGATGAGGTGCACCGTCCAACCGGCCTCCGCGAGCGGATCCGCGAAGTCCACCGCCGGGCAGCCCTTGGACTGCACGGCGATTTCATGGATGTTCGGCCATGCCTCGCGAAGCAGCTTCAAGTACTTCGGCACCCAGAGCATGCCGTCACGGCGCACGATCAGTTCGACGTGCGGCAGGCCATCCTCGCGGTAGCCTGCGGCGGCGATATACGTGGTCTCTCTATCGGCGGAAGTATCCACGGAAAGCACCACGCGCCCGTCATCGGGGATACAGGACTTCGGGTCGATGCCGCGCTTCCACAGCTTCGGATTGATGTACGGCGTGATGTCCGCCGTCACCCACTGGCACAAGACCTCGGTGCGATACGCGGCCTCGGTCATGCCGTTGATGTCAGCCGAGATGCTACGAAAAGTCATCGGCCCATAACCCATGGAGGGGTTCGCCTGACGGATACCGTCAAGGTCATCCAGCTCGCATTTATCCGGAGCCGACCACTCGAAATACCCATAGGATGGGTCGTGCTCCTCGGCCCATTCGTCCGGCGACTGCTTGCCGGTTTCAACCGAAGCGTTCCACGAATCCGCCAGGGCACGTCCCTCGTCGACGACTCGGCGCAGCACGACGCTGCGATAGTCGCCCGCGTTCGAGATACCCCACAACTGACTGGACCAGATGGCCTTCGTGGTCTGACTGACCGCGTTCCAGCCATCGTCGGTGTGCTGCTCTCGCAACTCGTCGAACACGACGCGGCTGGCGCTCTTGGAACGGATGTTCTTGTCGGCGCGCACGATGTACTGCGCCTTGTTCCGGCAGATGATCGCTTCCTCGCCGTGCGAATTGTTGACGCGCTGCACACGTTTTTGCAAAACCGGAACCGCAAGAGCGGCCTCGCCCTCGGAAGCCGGATTCGGATTACACCAGTTCAATACGGCCTGATATGGGGCGCGCGCGTTATCCAACGTCTGCGCGGCACCGACCACGAGAAACTTCCACGCCGGCGACAACTCCGGGTGGCGGGCGGAGTCGACGAACAGCCACCACGCGCACAGTACGCTCATGAGCGTGGTCTTGCCGTTCTGGCGCGCGACCTCGGTGACAACTCGGCGGAACCGGTAGGAGCCGTCCGGCAGAAGCTCAAGCCCGTGGATCAGCAGCCATTTCTGCCACGGGTAAAGATGCACGTGGAGAAACTTTTCGGCGAACTCGATGACCGCGTAGCCGTTTGATGTTTCCGGCGTCAGTTCGCGCAGCGGGGGAGTGAATATGCGTGGCGTGGTGATGCCGTGGGCATCGTCGTTGATTTCGCCGATGCCCATGACGCCTCCTAGCTGATTTTCGCCAGATACTCCTCAAGCTCATCCGCCACCGGAGTCGCCTCGGGCTTGGCGGCCTTGCCCCTCGCCGGTTTCGCCGGCTTCTCCTCCTCGGGAACCAGTCCGAGAGCCGCGCAATATTTCAGGAACGTCGGCAGCGAGGTATTGTCGTTCTGCGGCACAGCCGGACGGGTACCCTTTCCCTTCGCTTCGGCGTCCGATATGGCCTGTTCCGCCAATTCGTCCCAATGGTCGATTTTCCATGCAAGGGCCCGGGCGGCGGCGACCGTGGCTGCGTCCTTCGCGCGCAGATGCTTGGCGTTGCGCAGCGAACGCTCCAATGCGTCGGCCACCGTTTCCTGCGGAAACTGTTTCGGCATGGAACCTCCTTCGCGCGCGACCCCGGCCGAATATCGAATATTTTTCGGAGGGAGAGGAAGAGCGGCCATGCGGGTCGTGTCCCGCCCGTGGCTGGTTTTGGGATTCTACCGCCCCTCCCGGCGGTCAGGCGTTGAATGCGCCGATGAATGCGTCGATGAATGCGTTGACTCCGTTGGTGAGTCGTCTGGTGAATGCTTGACCGTCGACCTTGGGTATGACGGTGGTGCGTCCGTCTTCTGAGACTGTTGGTTCGAGGTTGATTGGCAGGTCCGCTTCGATTTCGCCTAGGTCGTAGTCGGTGTTGCTGTTGGCTAGGCTGGCGCTGATGTGGAGCGTGATGGGATAGGTTGCTTCGCGGACCGTTTCGCCGTTGAATGTCTTGGCTGGTTCGTCGATGTCCATGAGCGTTGGTCCTCCTATGCTGTCTGGATCCATTGGCGTGAGAGTGTGCCGATTGGTGTGGCGGGGTCTTTGTTGCCGCGCAGGTTGTTGCATTGGGTGTGCGATGGGCGGAAGCCTGCGGGGTCGTGTTGCAGGTCTGGGCGTTTGGTGACGGGGTAGAAGTGGTCGAGGTTGTAGCTGTCGTCTGTGGTGTTCTGCGGGGCGTCGTAGTCGATTGGCATTCCGCAGAGCCAGCATGGACGGTGTTCCGCTTTGCATTCGAGGAAGAATTTTTTGCGGTCTTTTTCGAATTGGCGTCCGCCTTTGCGGACTTGACGACTGTAGCTGACCATGTTGCAGTCACCTCGCATTGTGGATGTTTTGTGTGGCATACGCGGTTGGCTTCGAACCAACGACCTGCGGTTGTGGAGACTGCCGCTCTACCTGCTGTGCTACGCGCATAGGCGGTCATGCCGGTTGATTGCCATGGCACATGACCATTGGGTGGATATGAGTAAAGCCCCTGAACCGGTTGATTCAGAGGCTTCCACACTAATCCTGATACGGAGTATACCACGGGGTGGCGGCAGCCTACTCCCGCTTGGGTTTTGTGTTTCGCGTGTCAGGTGTTTTGGATGTCGTTTTAATGTCGAGTCTTGGACACGGCGAAGGCCACGATTTCGCGGATGTTGAACTCCCAGTAACCGTCTTCGATGGGTTTGCTGCTGGGTAGTTTGCCGCGGCGCAATGCGTCGGTGATGGTCTTGCGGCTTACCTCGTACCCGTAGTTCTCGCGCAGCCATTGGCTCATGCCTGCCGGCGTCTTGGTCAGGTGCATTGATTCGGCCTTGGCTTGGCTTTGTTCGCGAAGCTCCTGCACGTTGATGGGGTTGCCGCATTTGCACAGCAGCAGCGATTCGCCCTTCGCGGCCATGACCTCGCGTCCGCATTCGGGGCAGACGCCGATTATCCGGCGCGTGCGTGGCCTGCGGTCCACGAGCGGTTCGATGCGCTCGCAGGTGTGGATGAGCCATGTCAGCCAATGTCCCGAACGGCTGGCGCGGCATAGGTCGGGCAGTCGTCGTGGCGAGTCCCTGAGCAGGGTCTGCCATCTCGGACGGCTTTCCACGCCGGTTTCGTTCCACATGTCCTGCAAGCCGTCCTCGGTCTGGTCGAGCATGTCCTGCGCGTGGAGGTTGATGGGCGCGGGCGCTTCCCCTCCTTGCGCCACGCCTCCAGCTCCGGGCTCGCCCAGCTTGTAGGCGTGACGGGACACCTGTTGCAGGAGCATCATGTCATGGCGGAGCCGGTGGAGTGTTTTCGCGTACTGGCGGCGGCAGTTCCGGCAGAGCGTCCACGGTGCCTCGACCTGCTGGTTGCCGCAGTATTGGCATGGTTCGGTGGTGATGAACATTATGTTGAAACCCTCCACGTTCCGGCTATCATGGTGCTTGGTGAGCGTGCCCTCCATCTTTTCGGTGGAGGGTTTCGTTTTTTTACGCTGAATTCAGTGTTTTTGCGCTGAATTCAAATCAATGGTTCGATGAATTCGGGCGTGAAATCATCCTTGTGGGGTGCGGGCGTTTCAGGATGGGCGATGATGTACAGCACCTCATCCAATGGCACGCCGAGCAGTTTCGCCGTGTATTCGGGCGTGGCCGCTTTGCTCCGATGCCATTTGAGTATTTCCTCGCGTTCGAGACTGCTTACGCTCATGATTCTCCTCTTCCGTAGGGATTGTTGACCGAGTATGCGTCGCGCCCGTAGTCGCGTGACAGTTCCTCCAATTGCCCGACCGTGAATCGGCATCCCACGCCGTGCTCCTCCGCGTCCACTGCCACGCAGCCGAGCTCGAACGCCCGTTCGGCCACCTGCCGGTCGTGTTTGTCTATGGCGGGCTTGAACGCCTCCAGTAGAGCGTCCTCGCTATAGTGCTCGCCCTGCTCGTAGACGTAATCAACGGCCATGCGCAGCAGTTCGCCGAAATCCTCGGGAATATAGTCTGGGTGCACGCTCTCTCTGCTTACGCTCATGATTCCTCCTTGAGCGTGGCGACATATGCGATGGCCTTGCGTTCACGATTCGCATACTTCTCGCATTTGCGCTTGAGACGTTTGAGGCTCATGGCGTACAGGAAGTCTCTGAAGTTGCCGTCTTCGCAGATTTTGGCTCGATAACGGCCGCAGGTGCCTTCCGCGCCGATATGCGCAACCAAATGGTCTGTAAGCTGAATCTCGTTCATGCGTTCTCCTTTCGATATGGGTTTGGCGTGTATTCGGGCGATTCCTCGCCGGGCATGGGATTCATGTTCTTGACGGCTTGGATATACCCTTCTTCCCATGCTTTTTCGGCTATCTGCCGGTCATGCTCCTTGAGCCATGCTTGATAGGCGGCTCGGCCTTCCTCGATGGTTGACTGGCCTGTACCGAAGCAACTCAATTCGACGGCGGATTGGACCAAATCGTCATACACTCGTGGTTTCATTCCTCCACCTCGGTTTCCTCGCCGTAATGGTCGTACATGAGGCTCACGGCGTTGTCGATGTCGGTTTCGAGTGGTAGCTGTGCCGACAGTTCATAGACGTCAGTGACTCTTTCGAATGCCTTGCGCAGCTCCTCGCGGGTGAATATCTTCGCCTTATAGCTCATCGTCCGTGCTCCTTTCGGTCTTGGAGTCCCAGAGTCGTTCTCAACTGTTGCAGGCAGCTGATGGCGTACAGGGTCTCGCGGTCCACCGTGCCGGTGGGCACCACGCTCGAAAGCGCCTCGTCCAGTTCCTTCAGTCTGGTCTCAAGATCCTCGGTGCGGGTCCACCGGCTGATCTGGTAGCCGTGGCGGCTGAGGATGTCGCACACCCGTTCGAACGCCTTGGACTGTGCCTGTATACGTCGTGCCTCGGTGGGTTCCTGCAACTGTTCGAGCTGTTGGAGCCGCAACGCCATCTTCGTCCCGAGCGCACGGCCTATGCCTTTCATCGCCTCTCGCTGTGCGACATACTCGGCGGCGGTCTCGTAATGCCCGTACCGGTCCGGCCGTTCGCTGGCGGCGAGCTTTTTCAGCAGCCGGTGTTCGACCTGCCGGGTGTCACCATGACTTGGGTTGGGTTTGCGCCGGTATCTCAACGTGCGTTTGGACGGGTCGTAGTACATGAGGCCAACCGGCTCGGGCACCTCGCTGCGGTCGATCATGCGGGCGGGGCAGACGAGGGTGAGATCGTCCACGTAATTCTTGTAGCACAGGTATTTCGCGTCGCGGAGGAAATCGCCGCGACTCACCTTGACCTCGAATCCGCTGATCCATGTGTCCCCGCGCCAGTTGACCTCCAACGCCACGCCGTCCAGACGCAGCACCGTGTCATTCGGCTCAGTGACCGAAATCTCCGACCAATACCCGTCACCGTCACGCCGGTAACGGGAGGCGAGTGCGCAATTGATGTCCATGGCAGTCACGTCACCGTTCATCGTCTGCCTCCCATTTCCTTCTCGTGTGCCATGATTTCCACGTCATTGGCGAGCATTCGCAGTATGCCGGCGAGCGTGCCATACGATTCGGCGGTCGGATACACCGTCTTGCTGACATACACGTCCCACCTGTCGGAACCTTGATGATTGTCGGCCTTGAGGATAATGAGCGGGTCGGCGTCGATGAAACGACCGTCCTTCATGCCCCGCACTTTGAGCATCAGACGTATCGAATCCGCCTGCTCGCTCGTGTTACCCAAAATATCCAGAGTGCTCATCGTCCACCTCGCAGTTCCTTCTCCTCGTTCGCGATTGATTGGAGGATGTCCTCCAGGTCGCCGAGCTCGTTCCGGCTCAACCGGATGCGGCGGATGCTGTCGCCATCATGAGTGGCCAGCACCCATGAGCGGGTGCCGTTTCGGCCGTCTCCGGGAATCCAGCTCAGGGTCACATGCCCGCAGGAGGCACCTGTGACCATGCCGCACCGTCGTTCGATCTCCACGTCCGTCGCCTTCATCGTCTGCCTCCCAGACTCTCGCGAATCCGCTCCACATCAGCATTCATCGTCTGCCTCCGTGACTTCCTCGCCGACTGGTAGGGTGCGATAGATTTTTGTGATTCGCCACGTGCCCGGCGTCTCGTGGATATGCTTCACAGCGGCCTCATAGGAATTGAAAGTGACGGTCGGATACAGCATCTCGATAGCCGAATCGACCAGATATTCTTCCTTGGTCTCCAACTTCATCGTCCGTCTTCCTGACTCATGTAGGTCAACGTGAAGCATTTATCACCGTTGCATATGCGGTTCCAAGCGGCGATATTGTATTGCAACTGATACGGGGCGGGCTTCCGTGAACAACCTCCCTCGAAGCCGAGCCCGCAGACAGTGCAGCGGAACATCACGATAAAGAACGTGTATTCAGGCAACCACTGCACGCCGTCCCGCTCCCATTTCGCCTTGACCTTGCCCCCACAACGAGGACACGGGCTAATCCTGTGAAACCTCACCAGACTCACCTCCCTCAAGAGGCGCGTTCAAATCCACCTGTTCGATACGCGCACGCTCCTGTAAGATGTTCGCGTATGTCCCCATCGCGTACAATTGGCTTTCAAGGAGCTGGAAGGAGCACGCGGGCGTGAAGTCCAACGTGCCCTCCGCGTAGCCCTCAAGCATGTGCGCCAGCTTGCTGATACGCTCCTGCAATTCTCGATGTTCGCGGATCATCCGCTGCTTGTAATCACTCATTGGTTGTCTCCTTCGGTTTGGTTTTGTAGTCTCGGACGATGCACACGCATCAGTCCATCCTTTCGTCCAACAATTCGATGTCCTCCCAGATCGAGAGCATGACCTGATCGAGAGCGCCCCTACTGCTCAATGCCCATACAGCGCCGTAGTTGGTGCGCTCCCGCACCGCCGTGACATAACCTTTGTCCGGGTAGACGTGGGATTCCGCAATCCAGTGGAACGGGAGTATCCCCTTGCGCAGAATCAAAGTGAAACGTTCATGGCTAACCTTGATGAAGCTCCTCATGTCGCTCATTCCTCCGTTGCCTTCATCGGGTAATTGATGTCCTCAAGCGAGTACGCGGGATAGGTCCGCTTCACGCGTCCGAACGGTTTCTGCGTCTCCGGGCCTCTGAACGGTGGCTCATATTCCCACCATTCGCTGCCGTCGTATTCTTCGCGGCGCAGGAACCCGCCATCAGTGAACGCCACGACCAGATCGGCGGCTATCTCCTGACTGCCGAATCCGTCGTCGTAATCGATGTCGAGCACCTTTTCGGCCTGACTCCACGGAATTCCCAGCTTCTCGTCGCGGGAGCCTACGAATCGAACGTCATCGGTCGAATGCTTGCTTCGTGAGATCGCACTCTTGGTTTCATCTAAAAGATTCATTCTTCCGCTGCCTTTCCTTGCATTGCCTTGACTGCGAGTCGCATGGCGTCGTAGTATTCGGCCCTCAACGCGCAGTCAGAATCCCATTGAGGGTAAGAGTCGGGCTTCAACGCCTCGTAGAACGCTTTCGCCCCGGCTTCGATTTCCTCGTCCGTGTGCTGGCGTGAGGCTCCGGCGATATACGCCTCCTGCATGAGCGTGTTGCTCTTGTACACGTGTTCCGCCTTGCTGCTGATGATGCTCATGCTTCCACCGCCTTGGCCGGACGGAACGGAGCTTGAGAGGTCACGTGCTTGCTGTTGAGGCCCGACCAAACAGACCCGGTGACGGGGGATTCCGGGTCACCGATAAGCAAAGCGACCAACTTCGAATTGTCCAGGCCGGAGATGGCGACGCTCCACAAGGCATTGTCCTTATCCCACCACAACCCGTCATGGTCGGGCAGCTTCGGCTTCCGACGCAAAGCGTAGGCGAAATCATCGGAGTCGATGCAGTACTCACCGTCTATCTCGCTGATGCGGATACGCAGGAGCATGTCGCCTAGAGGGTCAGGCTTGAGATCGATGACGCGGAAATGGTTTCCCTCCGTCGTGCAGGCAATATCGCCCACCTGCACGTTTTCGATGTTGTCGATGCGCTCATACTCGGGGTCATCCAACAGTTCGATGGATTGGATATTGTCTATTGGCTCAAAATCACAGGAAGAGTCATAGCCACGTGACGTGTACAAAGAACGGTTATCGCCTAAATCAATATCTCCTGTGTCATCTAACACTCCAGTAACAATGGTGCCGTTCTTCCATGTGGCCTTGACGTGCAGTCCGGCCATCTCCTTGCAGGTCTTGCCTTCCCAGAATGGTTTCTCACTGCTCATTGTTTTTCTCCTTCTTTTCGTTCGCTTCGATTGCGTCCAGCAGATCGCATTCGGCGAGCATGAGATGCGCCTGGGCGCGGGTCATTGATTTCAATGTCTGCGGGCCGTTGGCGGCCATCCAGCCGAGAGCATCCACTTTCTTCTCGAGCAGATGGGTCTGCGTCGCGAGATCAC